TCCGTGTCGAAGCCTATCGGCGAGTCCCTGTCGAAGGCGTTGGGCGGCTTGTTCGGCGACTTGTTCGGCGGTGGAGCAGCGATGCCGGATGCGACCGTCGGGTACTACGCACCGCCAAACGCCAAAGGCGGCGCATTCTCGAACGGGGTTAAGATGTTCGCGAAGGGCGGCGTCGTTGGCGGTCCGACCATGTTCGGGATGCAGAACGGTATGGGGATGATGGGAGAGGCTGGGCCGGAAGCTATCCTACCGCTAAAGCGGGGGCCGGGCGGCAACCTCGGCGTTGAAGGCACGCCGCCGGTCGTCAACGTCAACATTGTCAATGAGAACGGCGGCAAGGTGGAGACCCAACAGAACGGGCCGGACATCGATGTCATCATTCGGCGCAGCGTAGCCGCTGACATAGCGGGCGGCGGCTCGACCTTCCAAGCGATCCGAAAGACGTTCGAGTTGACCCCCGCACTGAATAGGAGAGGTTGATGGCAACTTGGCCGAGTTCATTACCGGACTATATGGAGATCGGGCTGGAGGACACGCGACAGCAGGGCTTTCTGCGCTCTGAGGTTGATGCTGGTCCGTCAAAGCAGCGCAAGCGGTTCACTACGACCACGCGCATCCTTCGCGGCACCATGCTGCTGACCGCAGCCCAGCGGTCCACCTTCGAGACTTTTTACACGACGACGATCAACGAGGGGGCCGATGAGTTCGATATGCTCGACCCTCTGGATGCCTCCACCGTTGCGTGCCGGTTTGTGTCACCTCCGACGTTTCGCGGGCTTGTGGGCGGTTCTAGCGGCGCAGCCTTGTGGCGGGCATCCCTCGAACTGGAGGTCGTCGGTTAATGGCCCGCACATTCCCGTCCACCGTAGTCCAAGCCATGACGGCACAGACGACCTCTGCGGTCGTCTTGACGCTTCTGGACGTAACGCACCCGGACTGGACGAACGTGTATCTGGTGAACAACACGGCGAATGTTACCTCCAACGGTCAGGTGTATTCCGCTTTCCCTTTTTCAATCGTCCTTCCTCCTGACAGTGAGGAGTTGCAGCCGACGATGTCGATCCGCGTGGTCAACGTGACCCGGCTCCTTGTCGATGAGTTCCGCTCAATCGCTGGAGGCAGCACACGCGCCACCTGTACCGTCAAGCTGATCGAGGCAAGCGACCCGGATACGGTACTGGCGACGTGGTCGAACTTCACGCTGGCGAACTTGCAGTACAACGCCATAAGTATGAGTTTTGATCTGTATCTGGAGAACTTCCTGTCGGAGCCCTTCCCTTCGCTATCCTTCACGCCGTCCAATTTTCCGGGGCTGTTTTGATGTGGTGGAACGACTACATCGGCATCCCCTTCAAGTGGCATGGATCAGACCGCGACGGGTGCTCCTGCTGGGGACTTGTGCGCCTTGTGGCGCGTGATGTCTTTGACAAGACGCTGCCGTCCCACGATGATATAGAGAGCCGCGCAGCGGAAGGCCGAGGCACTCCACAGCCCTACTTCTCAGCAGGGCACCCGGTCGATCTCACAGGGGTCCGGGAGGGGGACATTCTTCATATGTGGGCGACATATAAAGGGAAGCGTCTGCCGCTCCATGTTGGTATAATCACAGAGCCGGGAAAGGTGCTCCATATCGAGGAAGGCACCGGGGCTATTGTTGAAGATTACACGCGGACACGTTGCGCGTGGCGGGTCATAGGAGCGTATCGACTTGCCTGACGGGACTGCACTACAGGTCTACAGACCGCATAAAGTGAGCGGCTATTTTAGCCTCGCTGCTGCTTTTGACCCGTTCACGTCGGAGCGGCTATTCGTTGATCTGCCGGTTGGTATGACGGTCGAACAGATCGTCATGCGGTTTGTCCCCACGCCTGAGTACCGAGAGTTCTGCCACATCACAATCAGCGGTATGCCGATACCGAGGGAACACTGGAGGGTAGTACGCCCGAAAGTCGGTGCGGATGTCGTCCTCAACGTATTCCCAGAAGGCCCAGCCATCGCTCTAGTCGCTGCTGTCGCGGGGGCAGTTGCAGCGGAAGCTGCGGTCGGGTATTTGATTGCTGCGGAGGTGCTCGTCAAGGGGGCGCTCCTGACTAAAGTGGTCGGCGCAGTCATATCGGGTGTCGTGACGATGGCAGTCAGCGCCATCGGCGGGGCGTTGTTCGGTCCGTCTGCGCCGAGTAATGCGTTCGACGGTAGAAGCGGAACAAGGTCGGAACAGGAAAGCCCGACATTCTCAATCACGTCCGCTCGAAACCGCGCAAATAGGTACGGGCCGATCCCGGCGGTCCTCGGCACGCATAAGATGGTCCCGCCTTACGGGGCCGCGCCATATACCGAAGTCGTCGGGGACGACCAGTACCTCCGCTTCGTTGTGTGCTGGGGTTACGGACCGGTGGATGTGACGGACATCCGCATCGGCAACACTCCCATCGCGAACTTCGAGGATGTCGAGAGCGAAGACGACTTCACGGGAACCCTTGACACGCTGACGCTGTATCCGAACGCCGCCACGCAGGAGGACTTGAGCATCACGCTGTCAGACACGTTCCAGACCCGCAGAACGGACGGGGATGTGGACGAGTTCGGTATAACGCTCACTTGGCCCGCTGGTCTCGTGAAGTTCGAGGGGGCAAACCGGCAGAGCACGTCTGTTCTTGTGACGGCTGAGTATCAAGAAGTCGGCGCGATGTCGTGGACCTCGTGGTTCTCAACGACCTACACAGACAATACATCAGAGGTGAAGCGGGTCGCGGTCAGGAACACGTCGATCTCTCGCGGCACTTACGACATTCGCATCAAGGTCGAGAACCAGTCGAATGACAGCCTGACAAGAGACGAAACGGTCTGGTCCGCATTGCGCTCATTCACCAACGAAGACCCGATCCAACTCTCTGGCGTCGCAAAGTCCGCGTACCGCATTCGTGCGTCCGACCAGTTGAACGGCGTCGTTGACCAGTTGAACGGCGTCGTGTCAATGAAGATACCGACATGGACAGGGTCAGGCTGGACGGTATCGACCAGTGCAACCTCCAACCCTGCGGCGATCCTTCGCTACATCCTGACGGGCGCTCCCAACGCCAAGGCGCTGACTTCTGCACAGGTCGATGACGACAATCTGGGCGAGTTCTATGAGTTCTGTGAGGCGAAGGGCTTCAAATATGATGGTGTGATTGATTACCGCGCCAGCGTGCGACAGCTTATGCAAGACGTTGCCTCCGCTGGGCGGGCGTCCCCCCGACTGGTAGACAACAAGTGGGGCGTCATCATTGACACGACACGCTCGACAGTCGTCCAGCACTTCACGCCACGCAACTCCCGCGACTTCTCCGCATCCATCCAGTTCCCGGAGGTGCCTCAAGCCCTCCGGGTTCGGTTCTTGAATGCCGACAAAGGGTACAGAGAAGACGAACGCACGGTCTTCGACGATGGCTATGACGAGAACAATGCAACCGTCTACGAGGTGCTCCAGTTGGCGGGGCAGACCGATGCGGACAACGTCTACAAACTGGCGCGGTATTATCTTGCTGGTATCCGGCTGCGCCCGGAGGCATTCACGTTCGATGTGGACTTTGAGAACCTGATCGCAACGCGAGGAGACCTCATCCGGTTGAACCACGACGTGCCGAAGATCGGGCTGGGCTTTGGCCGGTTGACGGCGGTGTCCGGGAACGACATCACACTCGACGAACCGGTGACGATGGTGATCTCTACCGACTACTCGATACGGGTCCGCAAATCGGACGGAACGACGAGTGTGCAGACTGTGACCAACGCTCCGGGCACACAATCGACCATCACGGTTGCAGATGCGACCGGTATGGCGGTCGGCGATCTGTTCCAGTTCGGGGAGACGGATCAGGAGAGCCTCGAACTTGTTGTAACCGACATCGAACCGGGAGACGACCTTACAGCGACCGTCAAAGCAGTCCCGTACTCTCCTGAGATTTTCGACGCTGACGCCACCATCCCGGCATACACTTCGCTGCTGTCGGAGCCAGTCTCATCTTCTTTGATCGGACCACCGGCTCCCGTCATCACCGATGTCATCTCCGACGAAGACGCCCTGCGCCGTTCCGCTGACGGGGGCATCCAGATCGGTATCGAGGTCTACTTCCAGCCGGGCGCTGCTGGTGATCCGCTAAACGGGGAGACGACCCGCACAGAGGAGTTCCGGGCGCGGTTCCGTCCGACAAACTCGACAAGCCGCTGGGTATACACACCGAAGGTCCAGAACGATGCTCGATCCTTCTACCTGACACCAGTCGAACAGGGGCAAGGGTACGACATCGAAGTTCAGGCAATCGACCGGTTTGGCAACGTCTCCAACTCGACGAAGGTGTCGGATCACATCGTCATCGGTGCGTCGTCCCCACCCGCTCCTCTCGACACGTTTACAATGAACACAGTCGGACCGCACTCATATTTAGAGTGGACGTACACGCCAGCGATTGATGTCACGCACTACGAGATCAGGTATCACGCATCACAGGATATCACGGACTGGTCGAGGATGGTGCCTCTCGCCTCTGACGTGCCTCGA